CGTCTCTGAATGAAGTTACTGGCATATCTTCAAGCTGCAGAGCTGTCCTGATGTGCTCTTCGTTGCACGTTGTGTGAGCTTGTAGTTCCAAAACTTTGCCAATGCGTTCCATAGATGATGAGGATATTTCGAGCTCTTCGTCTTTGACTTCCTGCAGGTTTTGGAACAGCTCTAAATCACAGAGGAATGTTGTCAGCTTCTCCACGTTCCTCTCACCTATACGTATTTGTTCCCCAATTTTTGATTCGAGGTCCAAAACAGCTTTCTTTGTGAATAAGCAAGCGAGGGGCGACTCTTTGTGCAAATTTTGTGCAGAAATTTTTGAACGGATCTCCCGCTTTGCACTGGCTATGAGAGCTCTGGTCACGCCAATTGCTTCGTAAATATTCTCCTTGCTCACATGCAATATGACGTTTGCTGTCTCCTTTGCTGGTCTGTTCCACCGCGTCAAAATGCTTGGCTTATAATGGTACATGACGGACGTGTATGCTTCTAGGTCAAGTGCGTTCATGTCATGAAAGATAAATGGCACTTTCCGTTGTGCTATGTCCTTGTGTTCACTACTGTTCACATCAACACCAAACATGGAACAATACGGTCCTATTGCGGGCCATGAATCATAAACATGATTGGTTGTGCTTGCACAAAGAGTTTTGATTTGCGTGCTACGCTTTGTGTGTGGTTTCAAAACACCAAGCAATTCAGGTCGCACGCTGCCATCAGCAAAAACGACATCCTTCATTGCGAACGAGGGGACTGAGAATTTTAACATTGTTAAAGCTTGCTGTTTTGTTATATTCCCAACCCAAACGTGATCAAAGTGGCTATTGATGTAAACATCGAGGTTGTAAACAAAAGACAATAAAGCTGCTTCATAAACAACGTCTGCTGGAACGAGTTCCGATGAGTCCCTTGTTTCTCCAATCACAATGGCGTGGCCATCCCTCAATCGCCCCGCTCTGCCAACCCTCTGTTGTCTCTCGGCTTTTGTAACTCTCCTCCTATTTAAGAGGAAAGTCTTATTCGTTAACGACAACGATGGGCTATTTGTCCATCCAAAATCAACAACAACATCGACATTGAG